TTTCGGTCCTGGTAACTATTCGACTGCATTCCCTCAGACTCAGGTAGAAACTTTGAGTGCTGACCAAATTAAGTTCTCTCAGTCGATTAAGGAAGAAGCAGGTGTTGCTTTCTACTCTGGTCTGAACTCTAACGGCGACCTGTTTATTGGTAACCAGGTTATTAACCCTGTTACTGGTCAGATTACCAATGAAGATATTGCACAACTGAATGTTGTTGGTGAAGAGAACACAACGATTGAGACATTCTCTGAGTTGGTTCTTACTGACAAACTCACAGTTATCGGTGGTGCATCTAACCAGTTAGAATCTATTTTCGCTGGTCCTGTTACCTTCCAAGGACTCACTACCTTCACTAACAACCTGCAAGCAAGGAAAATTTCCTACTATAATCAGGATGGCACGGTAATTAAGCAAACCTTACTGGCACCTGAAGATGCAAACGGACAACCCTCTTTTGCTAATATCACGGGATACACTACGCCCGCTGATGGTGATCTTGTTTATAACATCAATTGGACACCTGGCAAGTCGCTTGGTTGGATATATTACAATGGAGCGTGGAAAGAGTTTGGTCTCACGGATACTGGTGATATCAATATTGATTCTTACAACGGTAGCACAATTATCGGTATTGGTACTGCTCCTAATAATTCTTTCAGGATTAACGTAGATGGTTCTGTAAGAGTTGATGGAGACCTAGTTGTTACTGGTCGTGGTGGAATTAGTGCATCATCTTATATCACTAGAACATATACTGGTGATGGAAATACTTTGACATTTGCACTCACAACATATGCGGGTGGAATTCAACATGCAGAAAGTTCTGTTCTTGTATTCTTGAATGGTGTGGCACAAATTGCAGGCGTTAATTACACTGTTGATAATCTTGGAGCAAACGTTGTGTTTACGGCGGGAGATGCTCCATTAGGGTCGGATACCGTTCATATTATCGAATTGCCTATCTAAATAATACGGAGGACATAGTACTAAAATGGCGCTCACAAAAATTAGTGGCAATCAGATTAACACTGCCACGCAAGCAATCGTCGATACTCTTTCATTTTTGGATGGCGAAAGCGTTCTTAGATTACCAACAGGCACAACTAATCAACAACCCGCATCTCCCGCTGTAGGTACAATCAGATTTAATACTGATAATGATAATGCTGAGGTGTACAAAGCAGACAATGGAACTGGTAATCCTGGTTGGGGTTCTATCTCTGGCGGTGGTCCTTCATTAGGTGCTGATAGTATTATTAGAACCAATCCTACAACAATTGAAGAAAATATTACAGTTGGACCTAGTGCTGGTGATGAATTTGCAAATGGAATGAGTGCGGGTCCTATTACTATTGCAAATGGTTACACTGTTACTGTTGAATCGGGTGGCGCATGGAGTGTTGTCTAAATGAAACTGAACGTTGCTCAAATTCAAGGATTAGTAGCAAATAGTTATAATGTAACTATCCCATCCAATACCGTTTTGGATTTTAGAGAGGGAAGTCATATTTCGCATCCTGCTACAGCAACTAGTCATCTTTTATTGCCATACGGAACAACAGCAGAATGGCAACAAAAGAGCGATACTCATTCGATTGTTGATTATCAACTTTTTTATGACACAACTTTGAATGAACCAAGAATTTATGCTGACGGTGCGTTTGGTTCGAGTATTGGAACAGGTGGTAATGTTGCACAAGTTGGAACTCAAGAAAATCCAGCAATGAATGGTCAAGAAATTCTTGCTGCTGGTTTAGGTAGTGGACTTTATTGGATTCAACCTGAAAATCAATCGACAGCATACGAAATGTATGTTGATAATACTAGAAATGGTGGTGGATGGATTTTATGTGCCACTGTTAGAACATCGACCTGTCAAGACCATATGACAACTGGTTCTGTTCGTATCAGCGGTACAACTGGTCCTAGAACTAGTGATACTTCCACAACAAAAATGAGTGATGGGTGGATTATTACTCTAGTCAATTCTTCTGCTTATACTGGGTCTACTCGTTATTGGTTAGAGGCAACAGGATTTAACAAAAATATGTTTGTTGATTCTAGAGCAACAATTAATCTTCTTAACAGTGCTAGTGAAGATGACACTAGGACCAGAGTTTCTACAAGTTATGAAGGTTCTTTATCAAATAGAGATCCTAACACTGGTACTAGAGGATTTGGAGACCATCACACTTCAAGTGGCACTTATTTTGCTTGGGGAAGGCATCCTGAGTCTGGTGGCAACTGCGGATTTAGAGAAGACTCCTTAGGTGCATCTAACGGATACCTTTGGGTCAAATAAATAGAAAAAAGTATCTGCTAAGATGAGTAAGTTAATCGTATCACACTTGGGTGGACTTCCAACTACATTGGGACAAATAACTGTTCCTGTTGGACATGGTTTGTCTGTTCAAGGAGATATTCATCAACATAGTGATACTGGGGCATATCAATTACCAAAAGGTACAACTGCACAAAGACCTGGTAGTCCTGCAGTAGGTTATATGCGATTCAATACATCGGATAATCTTGTAGAATATTGGAATGGTACAGAATGGTTGCAAATTACTAATGCATCTGGTGTATATGAAGGTCCTGGCAGTGAAAATAATCCAGCAACAAATGGTCAAGAAATTCTAAATGAAGGATTGCCCAGTGGTCTTTGGTGGATTCAACCAGCGGGACAAAGTAAATATCGTATGTATGTTGATAATACTAGAAATGGCGGCGGTTGGATTTTATGTGCCACTGTTAGAACAGCAACATGTCAAGACCATATGACAACTGCATCTGTTAATATTAGTGGTACAAAAGGTCCTAGACGAGTTGATACTTCTACAACGAAAATGCCAGATTCTTGGATTAATGGACTTGTAAGTAGTTCGACATATACAGGTTCTACACGTTATTGGTTAGAGGCAATTGATTTTAATAAAGATATGTTTGTTAGTAGTTCTGCTACTGTCAACTTAAATGATAGCGCATCAACTCAAAATGCGAGAACTATAGTTACACTTTCGTATGAAGGTGGTCTCTCTGATAGAAGTCCTAATACTGGTACTAGAGGATTTGGAGACCACCATACATCTGGAGGAACATACTTCGCTTGGGGAAGGCATCCTGAAAGTGGTGGTAACTGCGGATTTAGAGAAGACACCTTAGGTGCATCTGATGGATACCTTTGGGTCAAATAAATAAAAGAAACTCTCAGAAAAAATGAGTATTATCAGAGTTGGAGAAATAGAAGGTTCTGCAGCAACTAATCGCCATATTATTATGGAGAGCGGTGAAAACATTGTAGTGTCTGGTACTTTGACCAGACATAGAATGGGTGCTTTTACTTTTCCTCAGGGGACAACGGCACAAAGACCTTCATCTCCTCAATCTGGGATGATAAGAACTAACACCGAAACTAATTATGTGGAAGTGTATGATGGAACTGCTTGGTTAAATTTATTCAGAATACCTTCTGGGTCAAATGTTGGTACTGCTGGATCTCCAGCAACTAGCGGGATGCAAGTATATGAGGCAGGTTTACCAACAGGCATTTATTGGATTCAACCATCAGGACAAGATGCATATCAAATGTATGTTGATAATGATAGAAATGGAGGCGGATGGGTTCTATGCGCCAGTGTTCAAACGTCAACATGTCAAGACCATATGAATAGGTCTGCTGTTAGAGTTACTGCACCCGCTGGTCCTAGTTTAACTGCAACTAGCACTCAAAAAATGGCAGATGCTTGGATTAATGCAATGAGAGGTGACTCTTCATATACTGGAAGCACTGCTTATTGGTTAGAGGCAACAGGATTTAATAAAAATATGTTTGTTAGTAGTGCTGCTACTGTCAATTTACTTGATAGCGCATCAAATGAAAATGAGAGAACTAGAGTTACTTTAACTTATCAAGGTTCTTTAGATGATAGAGGTCCTAACACTGGTACTAGAGGTTTCGGTGACCACCATACTTCAGGCGGTACATACTTTGCTTGGGGTAGACACCCTGAAAGTGGTAATAACTGCGGATTCAGAGAAGACGCCTTAGGTGCATCTAACGGATTCCTCTGGGTCAAATAACTATAAATAATCAAAAGGTCATTAGTAGAAAATGTCTGAAATTAAAGTTGATAAAATTAAAGGTTTGCAGGTCGGCGCGTCTGGTCCTGAAGTAACCTTTGATAGTGCTGGTAACTTGACATATGATGGTAATGCTAATCTTACTGGTGATACTACAATTGATGATGCAACTATTAGCAGTAGATTTGTTCTTCCAAACTATACAACTGCACAGAGAGATGCTTTAACTGGAGTAGGTCTTGGTCAGGTTATCTACAATACTCAAGAAGAAGTTATTCAAATTTGGACAGGTGCTGCTTGGGCAGATGCTGGTGGTATTCCATTAGAAGTTACTACTACTGGTTCTGTTAGTCCATCAACTTCTGGAGGATATAATATTCTCAGATTCACTGGTGATGGTGATATCACTATTACTGGTGGTCCTGTAGATGTTGATGTTCTCCTAGTCGGCGGAGGTGCTGGCGGTGGTAGTAGAAATGCTGGTCCCGATACTGGTGGAACTGATGGAGGTTCTGGTGGTGGAGCAGGCGGATGGGTTCAAGTAACAGGAAGAACCTTACAAGATGGTACTTATCCTATTAGGGTTGGTGGTGGAGGTTCGGCAGCAGCATCGCCAAGCAGTCAACAACCTGGAGGAAATGGCGCACCTTCTACATTTGATGGTTTGGTAGCATACGGCGGCGGATACGGTGCTTCTGGTCCTGGTAACCGTCCTGGTGGTCCTGGAGGTTCTGGTGGTGGTGCTGGAGGTGGTGGCGGTAGCCCTGGTTCTGGTGGTGGTGCAACTCAACCTGGCGCACCTGGATTATCTGGAAGTAATGGATACGGCAACGCTGGCGGTCCTAACCCCAATCAGGCATGTTATTCGGGTTCTGGTGGCGGCGGAGCATCTGGTATTGGAGGAACGGGCGGCAATGGTCGCCAAGCACCTGGGGGTAATGGTCGTGCTAGCACCCTCTCTGGTTCCTCTGTAACCTACGCTGGTGGTGGCGGTGGTGGCGGTGGTCACCCTGGTTCTTGTAGAGGTGGCAACGGCGGTTCTGGTGGTGGCGGACATGGTGGCGAAGCCCCATCCCGTACTGGTAATGGTAGAGGGGAAAATGGTGGCACCAACCTCGGCGGTGGCGGAGGCGGTGGCGCGGGAGCCCCCTGGCCCTCTGGTGCTTCTGGTGCTGGCGGTTCTGGTGTTGTTATTATCCGTTACTTAACACCTTAAACTCAGCAAAATACACATAGTCAATATCAGAATTTTCTAATGTTCTGATAGCATCTTCAGGAGTTTCTACAATACATTCGCCCGCAAGGTTGAAGGATGTATTGAACAAAATAGGAACTCCTGTTTTTTCATGGAAACATTTGATTAAATTGTAATAGTGAGGATTCTGTTCTTTAGTGACAGTTTGAATCCTACAACTATAATCAACGTGTGTAATGCCAGGTATTTCATCTGACAATACTTCCACTGCATACATCATGAAAGGACTCTCTTTTAGTCCTCGCATATCAAAGTATTCATCTGCATGTTCTGCCAATACAGTACCTGCAAAAGGTCTGAATGATTCTCTCTTTTTGATACGATTAATAATATCTTTTGCCTTTGCATTTCTAGGGTCAAAGAGAATAGAACGATTGCCAAGTGCCCTTGGTCCTGCCTCTGACCTTCCCTGGTAGATAGCAACAATCTTACCGTCAATTAACAGGTCAGCAACATCTTCGTCAGTTACATACTTACCCTTTGGACACACATATCGTTCTGGTCCAAGATATAAACTTGTCAGTGGTCTCTTAGTTGTATCTCCAGTCTTTTTGTGCCAAATATATTTTGCTGCACCAATTGATGTGCCAGCATCACTCGATACTGGTTCGATATACAGATTTACATCTTCAGGAAGAATGCTCAGATAATAGTAGTTTGCTACACAATTGAGGAAGAATCCTCCAGATAAACATACATTTTTGCATCCAGTCTTCTCAATCATACTGATAATGTATTGCCCAACATACTCTTGAGTTTGTTTCTGCAAAGTGAAGGCAAAATCTGCTTTAGTTTGGAAATCTTCAAAAATATAATTAACGCCAGTATCGTGTAAGTCACGACCAATGTAGAACAATCCATTGTTAATCAATCCATCTCGATAGATTGAGATTGGTAGTTCTTCTCCATAAGATGCTATTCCCATTACTTTTCCTGCATCTAGTTCATGAAAACCAAATGCCATAGATGTCTTTTGAAATGCCATACCCTCACCAAGATTGTTGGAGATAAGTACATCACCAAACCTATGATTTGCCTCAAAGGGTACAGCAACGTGTTTGTCCACAACATCAAACTTTGCTGGATATGATGCCGCGAATGTTGTAGTTAATTCTCTGCCATATGTCCCTGGTTGAAACATATCACCGTTCAATGGAACATCAGAACCCATGCCATCTTTTACAATACAAACTGCTTCATTAAATCCAGAATTGTAAAAGGCATGTGCTGCATGTAGTTCATGATGAGATAACGAAAGGTCATGTACTTTCGTGTCATACTTGTTTTCTTTCGTCTTTACATATAGACTGTATGCATCATCATCAACAAAACAATCTATTGGAGTTGTTTTACCAACCCCAGCAATACAAATATTATCTAAATCTTTAGTATCTAACTCTGTTAGACATTGAAATGGAAATGCATCATACTTTCTACCAGATAACCTTTCGTTTTCCAAATGGTAGACAATTTGACCGTTTTGTAGTAAAGTAACTGCAGAATTGTGAACTCTACTAATACCTAGATTTCTCAAGACATCTTCCATATCAACTACATAATTATAGCACGACTTTATAGCATGACATATCAAACAACATGGTTTGAAACTAACCTTCCAGCAGAGATTATTGACATCATTGTAAGAGAAGCAGAGACGTTTGAAAATGCTGCATCAACTGCTGTAGTTCGCGCTGGTGTCGATCTAAAAATCCGAGACAGTAAAACGTCTTGGTTTAAGGAAAATCACTGGATTGCTGGACTGTGTATGTCATATGTTTTGATGGCAAACAGGGCAAACTTTCAATATGATATTGAAGGATTTGACGGTGGTGACATGCAATATACTATCTATGAACCTGGTCAATACTATAATTGGCATCAAGATGCTGGTATTGAAGCACTAGAGCAAGAAAAGTGTAGGAAGTTATCAGTAGTTCTTCAACTTTCGGACCCATCTGAATACGAGGGTGGAGAGTTTCAGTTATTAAACGAATCGGGCAAAATGTATATTGCTCCTAAGATGAGAGGAACGCTGATTGTTTTTGACAGTAGAACAAGACATAGAGTTAGAAAAGTACATTCTGGAACTAGAAGAAGTCTTGTTGGTTGGATTATTGGACCGAGGTGGAAGTGATGAAAATTACTAAAGGTGAGTGGAGTTTAGTTCAGTTAAAAAACTTATTTCAATTTGGTGGTATTCTTGAATTTCCTCCAATGGAAAGAGGTAAGTTTGGATACGATAGGTATACTGGTAAGATGATATCTCACAGTGAAGAACTGCAAGTTGTAGGTAGTCTTGCCAGATACAATCATCCCAAGTTCAAAGATATGTATTATCATGTCAAAGATGTTGTAGAGAAAGTAATCCATGAGAAACTATATCCAACCTATTACTACGATAGATTTTACTTTAAGGGACAAGATTTGAAGAGGCACACTGACAGAGAGTCGTGTGAGATTAGCGTCTCGATGCATATCAGTACGAACGCTAATTATGATTGGCCGATATACTTTGAACTGGAAAATGGTGAAGTTCATGAAATGGTGACAAAACCAGGTGATGCTGTACTTTATCGTGGCATGGATTTACCACACTGGAGAGAACCATTAAAGGGAGACCATAATACTTACTATCATCAAATCTTCATGCACTTTGTTAGAAGGGACGGTTATTTGGTACATCATGCATTTGATTCATCGGTTAATTAAATCACTAAATAAGTACATAAGTCTTAAGTTTACAGAATAAACATGGCACACTATGCAGAATTGGATGACAATAATACCGTCATCCGCATAAGTAAAATTGATGACTTTTTTGAAATGGATGAGTTTGGTGAAACTGATGAATATCGTGGAATATTACATTTGAAGTCCTTGCACGGTGAAAATACTAATTGGCGCAAGACATCTTATAATGGCAATATTCGAGGACATTATGCATGTATTGGTGATACTTATTCTCCAGAATTAGATGCGTTTATTCATCAGTCGCCATATCCAAGTTGGGTGCTTGATGAGCATAACGAATGGCAAGCACCAGTACCAAAACCAGAATCAGTGGGAAATCTTCACTGGGAATGGAATGAAGAAACAAAACAATGGGAGGAAGAAGTTCAATGAAACACAGGTATGAGTTTGTAGGTTTTGATGCTGCTGTGAATTTGTTAAGACCTGGCGCTAAATGGGCATTAACTCATGGATTATTCGAGTGGAATGACCCTAGACCGATGCCAACCCTAGAAGAGATTCAGACAACTATCGCTAAGATTAAAGAGTTTGAAGAAAGTATTGATTACATTCTTCTTCCAGAACAAAAGACACAATCTCTTGACCCAGCACAAGAAACAGAAAGTATCACTGCTGGTATTCATCCATATGATGAAAACACTATGCACGGTGGTGCTAACGAAAAAGGTGGTGAAGGTGGACTCAGTGGAGTTGAACCTGGAACTAAATAGTAAAAAGTTACCAAGTAAGGACTAAAGATGGGACAGTTAAATGTAGGAGCAGTGACTGCAACTAATACAGTTAGTTGTGCCACTTTAGATGCTTCATCTGGTGTTCAGTTACCATTGTTCACTACTGCAAACTTACCTGCAAATGCTCAAGGTAAAATGGTATATGATACCGATGAAGGAGCAATTAAGGTTAATGATGGTTCTGCTTGGGCAGCAGTTGCTGGTTCTGGAGGCGGTGGAGGAGTAATTAGGCAGTTTAAGTATAAGATTTCTACTGCAACTGATACTCACAACTCAACCAGTATGATTGAGGTTAACAGTGATTATCGAGTATATATTACTCCAACTGCTGCTGATAGTATTATCGTAGTTGACTACATGATTCCTCTAAACGAGCAGTGCGGTAACAACACAATCTTCATTCTTGCTGCCACTAGAGATGGTAACAGAACAAATATTACGTCTGCTGGTGGTAGCAGTGGCAGTAGATGGTCAGTAGCAGGTGGAGCACATCGCCCTGGTAATGGTTATGATAGTAATGACATGAGTGTTAGACAATGGAGGGTTATTGATATTCCTAACACTACTAGTGAGGTTTATTATGGATTCCATTGTAAGCAAGAAACATCTGGAACTGGAAATATTCGTTTTGGATATTCTGACGGCGACACAAGCAACTGGGGATTCCGTGCTAATATAGTCATTACAGCAACCGAATATGCACCACCTTCTTAATTATTATGCATCAAGATTATTTTTATCATTATAAACTGACTCCTGAAGTAACAAATCAATTCAAGTTAGATGTCGATGCTGCTGTAGGAAAGTCTAAACTTCCACCGTTAGACCCTACAGTGCTCGACATTTCAACTGTTGGGGGATTGCAGCATCATTTAATGGAACCTGTAATAACTCCAATGATTGATACTGTTATTGAAACAGTAAAGGATATTATTGCAGATTCTCTTATTTTAGATAGAACTAAATTGCACTTAGCATCTGCTTGGACTGTTTATGGTGAAAAGGGCGGTTATCATACAATGCACAGACATAACGATAATGATGACATCTGCACAGTAATTTACTTGGATGTAGAACCTGAACCAGTACCTCAAAAACATGGAACGTTTGTGTATTGGTACGAAAATAGGTTAAACTTATTTGGTCCTGAAGATGGCGACGTTTTAATATTTCCCGCAAAAACTTGGCATGGTACTTATCCGCAAACTGCTGATAAGAGACACACATTGAATCTAGATTTTCGTTATGAAAGAAGTTATTTCTAATACTGGTTTTTACTTTCACTATAGGATGCCAGAGTTTGATAAACTTCTGGACCGTATTCCAAAGGATAATGTAGTAGACAAGAACTTTACCTGGGGTAATCTTTGCAAGGTAAATAGGACTGCCTTAAATATCAATGACTATCAGGATATTTTGGTCAATCCATTACGCATGTTGTCTGAAGAACTTGGCGTTACATTCTCTGCCAAGATTCTACATCCCTGGATTAACATGTATGAACGAGGTAGTTTTCAGGAGGTTCATTGGCATGATGACTGTGATATTGCAGCGGTTATCTTCTTGAATGATGAACCAGATTTCTCTAAGTTTTATTTCTTTGATGCAAATCACACTCAGTTTACTAAACCCTGGGTGAAAATAATTACTAAGATAAAAGAGTCGAACATATACTATCCAAAGATACAAGCAGGTGATATAATACTATTTCCATCACATATGCTTCATGGGGTAACTCCTCACCAATCTGATATAATTAGAAAAACAATGTCTTTCAACGTGGTGATAACTGATGTCCAATAAAGAAGTATTTTATTATGAGAACTTTTTACCTCCAGACTTCTGTGATTGGTGTATTTCATATCATAAAACATACTTCCCCATTTATGGTTCTCAGTTTGCAAACAGAAAGACGTTGAATATTCAAAAGGTAGCAGAATCGACATTTGTTGATGAACCTCAAACATCAGCAGACTATCTTAGGTTTATTATGTCTAAGCATACGAGTGCGGTAAAAGAACATGATAAGATAGCATTTATTAACTATAGTCATCTAGTTGAATGGGAAGCACCTATACATCAACCCCATCATCAAGACTTCTATTATCATACTTGGACATCTATTCTGTACTTGAATGATGACTTTGAAGGTGGGCAAACATATGTTGATGGTGAACTCATTCAACCCAAAAAGGGTGACATGGTATTATTTCAAGGAAGATATATTATCCATGGAGTTGAACCAGTAACGTCTGGAAAACGCTATACTATTGCAACTTGGTACAAGACTCTGAACAGTGATTATTGATTTATTTCCTACACCAATATACATCGATGAGTTTGATATTTCCTCGGAAGAGAGGAAGTATCTGTATGACCTTCCGATGTATCGAAACGCAGACAATGATGCATGGGTGAGTGTGACTGACCTGCAACTATCACCTGGGTTTGATTCAATCAAGGATAAGATAATGCATCATGCTAAAGTATATGCATATGATGAGATGTGCATCAGTAAGGAATATGATTTGGTGTGTCATGGAGCATGGTTGAATAAGAATAGTCCTGGAGATAGCACACCGATTCATCATCACTCCAACTCCTTAATCAGTGGGGTTTATTATGTTGATGTTGACCCATCTGAACAAGGAGCAATACAGTTTCATCATGATAATGGTGGACCGTTTGGTAAGTTCTTTACCGTACTTTCGTATGATGAAGTACACAGACGCAATACACATACTGGTGCAATCGAGTGTCGCAATGGGATGTTATTGCTGTTCCCATCATGTTTGAAGCACTCAGTAGCAAAGAATCTCTCTAGCAGTTGTAGATACTCTCTTGCCTTTGATTTTATGATTTCGGGTATATTTGATGGCATGGTTAATCGGATGAGGTATTGTGCCAGTTGAAATAAGTGGCACAGGGGGTCTTGAACCCCCTTTTTTTGTGCTATACTATCAAGGTACTCAAGGAGGAAATCCAATGCCCCGATTCGTTCTGTCCGCTATTGATGAGGACGAAACTGTAACGACTAAGAAGTTTGAAGGAGTTTATCTGGATGACGTTGTTAGTAAAGTCCAAGACTTTCTGCACGGTGTAGGATTCGTCTTTGAAGAATTGCACACGCAAATCTATCCTATCGACACCGAACATCCTGAAATGACTGATATGGATGATTATCGGTCTGTCTACAAGGATGTAGACTGATACATATTATTGTAGTTTATTTTTACTTCAACACACAACACAATGGGTAAGACTTTTCGACGTGGTGGTAACGAACGCGGTTACTACTCTCCTGGCAAATCTATCCGTGACAAGCGACAAAAAGGCGGCACCAATCGTTCTAACTGGGGAGATGACAGCAACTATGACGACTTCCAATCCAAAGGAAATAACAAAGGACGAAAGTTCAACGCTCAATATGATGATGACGGAGGATGGCACTGAAATCGAAAAAGAATCTGAACTTTTTGAGTTTGATGACTTTTCTGAAGTAGACTACGACCTGGATTACACCGTTCAATACTAATCTCAATGAACTTCGACGACGAATCTCAGGACATTAAGTTCAATCGAGGACTAGACTTGTTTATCGAGTCTGTCCTCAAACCTGACGGTAAATTGCGTCAGTGTGCTCACAATCAAAAGTGTTATAACGAACTAATGTATATTCGTTCGTATGTTCTTGATTATCTTAAGACTCTACGGAGGGACGCCTGATGGTTGGTCTTCACTCTGCAATCCTTGATATGGATGAGAAGATGATTCTCAAAGATGCTTTGTTCTTGTATGTCTCCGACTTGCAAAAACGATACTATCATGATAAAATCCTACCTGAAGAAACCTACCTCTGTAAAATGCGAGAGGTTGAAGGTATCGTTGACAAACTACACTTGACCGAACTTTATCGATGACTGTAAAATGTATCCGCTTCATTAGCGGTGAGAATGTTGTTGCTGACGTAGTTGAAGATACGTCTAACAACATTACTATTTCCGATGCAATCGTTGCCATTCCTATTGAGGATGGCAGCAAAATGGGTTTCGTACCCTTTGCTCCCCTTCAAGACCCTGCCGAAGAAACAATTACTATTCCTAAAAGAATGGTGATGTATATTGTTAAGGTTGCTCCTAATCTGGAGGAACAGTATAACAGTATGTTCAGCAGGATTGTTACACCTACCAAGAAACTCATCGTGTGACAGTTGAACAACCTACACACGGTTCTCCCAAACCCTCTAAACCTATGCAATACTAATGATGTTGGAGAAAGACATTCGCCTATTGAACAAAGTCATCCGCAAGGGTGAAAACGGACAAGTCGCATATAGCGACGATGAACTAATCACGCTTAAGAAAAAGCGTTCTCAGTTGAAGAATTGGAAACGCTCTGCACAAATCTCTCAAAACAACGGATTCGGACAGTACATTAACAATGACCAAAATGATGATGACTGATGACACTTTTGGCATCTCTTGGGACGAGAACGATATGGTTCAAGTCCAAGAAGATGACTGGGTTTCTTCTATCCTTGGCAGTGAAGAAGAAGCAATTTATGATGTTCTCTCTGAGATTCAATGAAAAAGACTAAGTACATCTATGAGCATCTAATTTATCAAGGCGATTATCTCGATTTTAATAGAAGCGAAGTCTTTGATTTCTATGAAATTAGTGGCGTAAAACTTCATCACAGTTCTGCTGAAAATTATTTTTACACTTGGGAATTTGCTGGTGATAGTGTCTCTTGGTTCAAATTTGTTCGCTCTGAAGATGTAGAGATAAATGAAACTGTAACTAAACTTCCTTCAGACAACAAATACAAAAACGGTTACAACTGGAAAACAAAAGGTCCAAACGCTAAACTTAGAAAGAAAAAGACTAATAATCTAGCAGAAGAAAAAGCACGAAAAGAT